ATGTCGCAAGACACGGATGAGAGCCAACTTGATGCCATGGCCGCTCGGGTGGCCGCCGTAGTGACTGAGGAACAAGCCGCCCGAGTCGACAAGCCAGCCGAAGCCGTTACCCCGGACTTCGTGGCCAAGTGCGCTGGCTTCGCTGAGAAAGGGGACGGCATTCTGCACTCGGCGCTGTTCAGAGGGAAATTTGTTTATGTGCCCGAGACGAAGACGTGGTTCCAGTGGGCTGGCCAGTTCTGGGAACAGACGCATGTCCACCGGGTGGAAGCGTCAGTGGATGAGGTCGGGGTCAAATACCGCGAGGTTGCGGCCCACTACGAAAAATTGGCGCAGGAAGCCAGCGACGCCGGCGACAAAGAACAGGCAACGCGCCTTTCCTTCTCCGCCGAGCGTCTTCGGAAACGGGCCAGCTACCTGAATACTTCCCGTGGGGTAAATGCCTGCCTTAAGTTCACCTTGGCAAACACGGACCCCCTCATCACCAGACCGGACGTGTGGGATGTCGATCCGTGGCTGCTGGGCGTGGCCAACGGCGTGGTCGATCTCAAAACAGGGGAACATCGACCGGGGCGGCCATCGGACTACATCAGGCGCGCCTGCCCCATCGAGTGGAAAGGACTGGACGAGCCGGCTCCGGTGTGGGAGCGCAGCCTGTCCGAAATCCTTGGCGCATACGAAGGCGTCGAGGACTACCTCCACAAGGTGCTCGGCTACGCCATTACAGGAATGTCATCCGAGCCGCTGTTCCTCATGCTTTACGGTGACCGGGGGCGCAACGGGAAGACCGTCATCATGGAGACCCTGAAAAAGGCGCTCGGGCCGTACATGGGGCCGGTGCCCGCCGAAATGTTACTGGACCGAAACGTGCCCAAGGACCCGGACTCGGCCAGCCCTACCATCATGAACTTGAAGGGACTGCGGATTGTCTGGGCGTCGGAAACCAATGAGAACAGGCGATTTTCGACTTCGCAGGTCAAGCTGCTCTCCGGTTCCGACTCGCTAACGGGCCGCTATCTTTGGGATAAAGAAAACACTGAATTTCGGCCTACGCATACCCTGTTCCTGCTGACCAACTTCCTGCCCCGTGCCCCAGCGCATGATACGGCTTTCTGGGAACGCCTCAAACTGTTCAACTTTCCCTACCGATTCGTTGACCAGCCCAAGGGTGAATTCGACCGTCCGAGAAATCCCAAACTTGAGAAGGAACTGGAGGGGGAACTGGCCGGCATTCTTGCTTGGCTGGTCCGTGGCTGCCTCAAGTATCAGGCTGAGGGGCTTCAACCGCCGGCATGCATCACGCAGGCCACCGGGCAATACCGGGTGGAAGAAGACACGATGCAACTCTTCATCGAGCAGTGTCTCGAGGAAACCCCCGAGCCCGAAGATCGGATCAACGCGACGGAGTTATACGAGGTCTATCAGGGCTGGTACCGCAAGTATGTTTCACCCAAGTCCATTCCGTCCATGCACCTCTTCGGGCGTCAGCTATCGTCCAAGGTAGAGCGGCGCAAGGTAGGCGGTCATACCTACTACTATGGGGTGCAGCTGTCTGAGGAAGGAGAACGCTTCCGTCCCTCGGGCAAGAGTGTCTGACGATATGCCCTTACGCCCTTGCTAGGATATTCGGAAAAGTGAAGCGCCTAGCAAAATATACTTTTATCATGATGGGATAGGTGCGCCATGATGAAAGGACAACCTTCTAAGGGGGCCAATGCGTTTAAGTATATGGCGTTTTGGGTATATGCTCCCGTGTCTTTGTCATAATGTCATGTTTTTTATTTTAATAAATAAAAATAGATAGATAAAGCAAGGATATTAGGCAGGACTTTCTAAGCCGTTAGGAGAAAAACGCATGCCGGCGAACCTTGTTGACCTGCTTTCCGAGTATGGATTTTCCCCTGTGAAAAAGACAGCCACCGAATGGGCAAGTCCCTGTCCATTCTGCGGGGGGAAAGATCGGTTCCAGATTTGGCCGGACGAGGGCGAGGGACGCGGCTATTACTGGTGTCGCCAGTGCGATGCGAAAGGGGATGGCATTCAATTTTTGCGTGACTTCGCGGACATGAGTTACGGCGACGCCTGTAAGCGGGTTGGTGTCACGCCGGTGGCCAACCTGCGCGCACCGGCGCTGACGAAGAAAAAGGCAGTCGAGCCTTTCGAGCCCGTCCGTCCGGATGAGGGGGCCAAACCCCAACTTGATACAGCCAAATGGCGCGCCCGGGCCAATGATTTCGTCGCGTGGGCTTCAGAGCAGCTGCGGAAAGCTCCCGAGCAGCTGGCGTGGCTGGCTGCCCGCGGCATCGACGCCGGTAGTGCTCGGCGCTACCGGCTCGGCTACAACCCAGGCGAAAAGGGCCGAAACTGCATCATCCGTCCGCGCGTCGTCTGGGGACTACCTCCGGTCAAGCGGAAGGACGGCAAGGACAAGCAGTTCTGGCTGCCCCGCGGAATCGTGGTGCCGCAACTGTCCGGCGAGGATGTACAGCGCCTTCGCATCCGTCGACTTGATGCCGACCGGCAGCTGTTCCGCCCCGAGCACAAGTATCATGTGGTCGAGGGTAGCAGCATGGATGTTTTGTGGCTGCCATGTATGAATCCCCGTCCCGAACAGGCCGTGGCCGTCGTGGTTGAATCCGAGCTGGACGCCATCCTGTTGCACATCCTCGCCGGTGACCTTTTCCATTGCATGGCCAGCATGACGAGCAACATCCGTCGGCTGCCGGTGGACGTGTACGAGCAGTTGCAGTCATGCCTGTGCATTCTTGTGGCGCTCGACTGCGACGCCGCTGGCGCTGATGGCTGGCCGAGGTGGCAGGAAACCTTCCCTCGTGCCAAGCGCTGGCCGGTTCCCACGGGTGCGGGCAAGGACCCGGGCGAAGCCTTTTCCCGCGGGGAAAATCTGCGTCTGTGGCTTCAGGCGGGCATTCCCGCAGGCATCCGCAAGGCAATGCGGACAGGACAGTCGCCTGAAATGGCCTCGCAGGAAGAAGGGCGCGACGAAAAGATGGGGCCTGTCACTTATCACGGGATCAAGCTGGCAGAGAACGGGTGTCCGACACCGCCTCCGGAGGTCCTGCAGTTCTATGCCATGTGGCGCGAAATGCCGGTTGTGTATACGCGATTTACGGATGAAGAAGGTAATTGCATCGGATTTGACTGGAGCTGCGACAACAAATGGTCAGCGCGCAACCCGGGAAAATTTCATGAGTTTCTTCTGTTCCGTGACGCTCATAACATCATCTGGGAGTGGCTATCTCTCAATCCCTGTAACAAGGTCACGGATCAAAATTTCCTTAACGTAACTTGGTGATATGACGATGAATGAAGACCAGAGAATCTATCTTGCGTCGCCTTACAGCAGCCCTGAGCAGGCCGTGCGTGACTATCGGCACCGGCTTGCATGGCAATTCACATCCGCCCACTTGAAGCGAGGTAGGGCCATTTTCAGCCCGATTGTCAACGGGGTGGCGCTGACCGAAACCGGAAGCCGGCTGTGGGGCTTTGTCCATTGGCAGGATTACGACCTTAGCTTCCTACAGCATTGGGCGACCGAGCTATGGGTACTTTGCCTTGACGGGTGGAAGGACAGCGTAGGCGTGCGAAAGGAAATCAGGGTGGCTGAAAGTTTGGGCCTGCCCGTCAAATACATAGGGGTACTTGATGAAAGAACTGAAAATTGAACAATGGCCGGTGGAGCGGCTGCGGCCTTATGGCCGAGAGCTGAAGGTCACGGACAAGGCGTTGCCGCAGATGGTGGACGCACTTCGCCAGTGGGGCTTCCGGATTCCCTTGTTGGTAACGGGTGACGGCGAAATCGTTGACGGCAAGACCCGCTATCGTGCCGCGCTCGAGCTGCGGATGGAGACCGTGCCCGTCATTGTTGCCGACGATCTGACTCCGACTCAGGTGCGGACATTCCGGCTGTTGGTCAACCGCAGCGCGACGTGGGCGGACTGGAACGACGAAGCCCTGCGCGCGGAAATGGCCGAGCTGCGGCTGGAGCTGGACGATCTGCGGTTGACCGGTTTTGCCGACAAAGAACTGGACATCTTCCTGCAGGGGGCGGTGGCCGACAGTGAGAAGGACCCGGACGACGCCCCGCCGGTGCCGGAAACGCCCACATGCAAGCTGGGGGATGTCTGGCAGCTCGGCATCCACCGGCTCATGTGCGGCGACTCGACCAAGGCCGCCGACGTGGTGACGCTCATGTCCGGGGAGCAGGCGGACATGGTCTGGACTGATCCCCCGTATAACGTCGACTACAGCAGCAAGGCAGGGAAAATCAAAAACGACAAGATGTCGCCGGAGCAGTTCGACGGCTTCCTGCGTCGGCTGCTGACCTCCGCCGCGGACGTGCTCGTGGACGGCGGGGCCATTTACGTTGCCCACAGCGAGGCAGGCGACGGCATGGCCTTCCGCGCAGCCTTCCGGGCCGTCGGGTTCAAGCTGGCCTGCTGCCTGATCTGGCGCAAGAATCAGCTGGTCATGGGCCGCGGCGACTATCATTGGCAACACGAGCCCATCTTGTACGGCTGGAAGCCGACCGGAAAGCACCATTGGTACGGCAATCGCAAGCAGACGTCGCTGTTCGAGCACTACGCCGGGGCCGTAGTGCAGCGCGTTTCCGACAACGTGTGGCAGGTGGCCAGCGGCGACAGCATCCTGCGGATCAGCGGCACTGACGTGGTGGTGGAAGATTTGGCCAGCAGCATTATCTCGGTGCCGAAACCGCAGCGCTCGGAGCTGCACCCGACCATGAAGCCCGTGGCGCTGGTGGAGCGCATGATCGCCAATTCCAGCCCTCGGGGCGGTTTGGTGGTTGACCTGTGCGGCGGTTCGGGCACCACGCTCATCGCGTCGGACAGGCTGGCCCGGCGCTGCAATCTCATGGAGTATGACCCGAAGTATGCTGACGTCATCATCCTGCGCTGGCAGGAACTGACGGGCGGCATCGCCATCAATACCGTAACCGGAGAGCCGTTCGCTCCCGTTCAGATGGAGGCTTCCAATGTCTGATGGACTCGACCTGCTGGAACTGGCGGAAAAGAGCGCAGCCAATGACCTCGCCTTCCTCATCCGGGCCAAGGAGGAAAGCAAGCGCCGGATGAAGGAGAACCCGACCCCGGACAACATTTCGGCGTTCAACCGCGCGCGGGCCGCGGTGGAAGATGAAACCCGACGACTGCAGGGAGGTAGTGCGGCCATGCGGACTTTCAAGACCCAGCTTGATGCTGTCGACTTCCTGCGGGACAGCGGCTTCAAAATCAGCAAAAGCCAGTTCAACCGTGATGTCTCGGCGCGCAAGGTGGCCAAGACGGACGCGGGATTCGAGGAAGGGGCGCTGCTGGCCTATGCCGCGGCCAATCTCACGCCTCTGACCCAGCACGAAAACAAGGCCCTGTCCAATGCCACGGTTGACCGCATTTCGGCGGATACCGAGTTGAAGCGGTACACCGCCGAACGCACGCGTCTCAAGCTCGAGAAAGAAATGGGGATGCTCATGCCCCGGTCGGAGCATGAGGAGGCGCTGTCCGCCCGAGCCCTTTTTTTCAAAAGTGAGATCGAAACGTTCGGGTATCGCAAGGCCGGGGAAATCATCGCGCTCGTCGAGGGCGATGAAGGCAAGCTGGAAGCCTTACTCGACTGGTGGGAAAGGGAGACGGCGGACTGGATGGACGCGTGGGACTCCGACCGTGAATTTACCTACGGCGAGGAGGACCCCGAAAACGCTCCCTCTGTGGAGTCTGACGGAGACGAGTGATGCCGTTGCTTCGTTTCACCGCCGGCGAACGACACGTCTTTCGCCGGCGGGCGCACATCCCTCTGTCCGTCTGGGCGGCACGGAACCTCATCGTAAAAGATGGGCCGTATGCCGGCGGACGGTACAGACGGGACGTGAACCCTTACCTTGCCGGGATCATGGACACATGGAGCATGCCCGGCGTGAAGGAGGTGGCGGTCTGCGGCAGCGCCCAGACCGGAAAGACCTTGGTTATGCATGCGGCGCTGGCATACTGCGTGGACATGCGCCCCGGGCCGCGCATGCTTGCCATGCAGGACGACGACGCCATCGGCAAGGTGGTGGCCAACAAACTGGTCCCCATGTTCCGGGCATCGCCGCCCGTGCGCGCTCAGCTCGGGAAAGTGCGGAGCACCCGGATCAGCTTCCGCGACGGCACCAACCTGTTCATGGCCAGCGCGCAGTCTCAGGGGCAACGCGCGTCAATCTCCATTCAGGACCTCTTCCTCGACGAAGAGGCTCTGTATAAACAGATTGCCGGCCAAGGCGTGCCCGTGGAGGAGTTTCGGGAGCGCACGCGCAGCTACGAGCACAAGCGCAAAATCCTCCGCGTCAGCAAGCCCATCGGCGGCGACGAGAGCAGCATCGTGCAAGCGCTGGAGGAAAGCGACGAAGTGCGTCACTACTTCGTGCGGTGTCCAGCCTGCGGCGAGTATCAGAGAATGACGGAAGAGGGCCTGATCGTGACGGAAAAGGCAGCCTCGCCGCAAGAGGTGGAGCGGCGCAAGCTCGGACGCTACAAGTGTTCCTGCTGCAAGTTCCTGTGGTCCGATCACCTCCGGGATCAGGCCGTGGCGCGCGGGCGCTGGGAGGCGGAGAACCCGGTGCCGTCCCCCCGGCGCATCGGATTCCATCTGCCGGCCATATTGTCCAAGGCCGTGTCTCTGTCGGAGATTGCGGCAGCCAAAATGCGCGCCGACGCCTCAGATTCTCCGGTGGACAAGCAGCAGTACGCCAACGGCATGTGGGCGCTGCCGTACCGGGCCGTGGAACTGGAAACCAGCGAGGACGTCATTTTGAAGCGCCGCGATCCCGAGCTGGAGCCACTCACCGTTCCGGGAGACGCCGTGGCCCTCACTGCCGGCATCGACGTCCAAAAGCGCGGATTCTGGTATGTCGTGAAAGCGTGGCGTCCTGACCTTTCATCGGCCTTGATCGATTATGGTCGCCTGACGGATTGGGACTCCGTGCATGCTCTGCTGGAAACGCGGTACGAGTACGAGGCCGACAGCCCCAATGCCGGCAAGAGCCTCGCCATCTGGCGGGCCGGCATCGACTCGGGCGGCACCCGGACGGATGAGGACGTGGTGTCCCGCACGGAGGAGGTGTACACGTTCGTGCGTCGCCACAGCGGAGGAAGGCTTTTCGCCTGCAAGGGTGCCAGCCACGAAAGCCACACTCCGGTGCGCGCCACCAGCATCGACCGTTTGCCCAGCTCCCGAGTCCGCATTCCGGGTGGGTTGTGGCTGTATCTGCTGGACACCCACTATTTTAAGAGCTTAATTTTTGCGCGGTTGGAGCCGGATGCGCGCCAGCCCATGACACTGCACAGGAAAACCGACGAAGCGTTCGCCTCACAACTGGCCGCGGAAGCCCTTGTGCGTGACCGGAACGGCAAGCATGTCTGGGTGCGCAAGCGCCGGGCGAAC